ATTCAAGTTTCAATGTTCTTTTGGTTCGTGAATAGTATTTGAGATAGTTTTTTGCCATTTCTCTTATCTGTGCGTCGTTTAAGTTTTCATCTACTTTCTTATAAAATTGTAGATGTCCCCATTTTTTCACTTTATCGCCGTCAAAGGCTATGTATGTTTCGCCTTTGCCTGTTTTCTTATTTGGTTTCACAAGTTTTACATAATTATATGTCTCTTCAATGCTTGTCTTGTAGGTATAAGTAGTTGCAAGCGATTTATTGCCAAGTACATAGTTACTTATCATATTACTGCTTTCTTTTAGCGTCAGTTTCCCGGCATCGTCGTATAAAGTATATACTTTCTTAGTCTTGACTGTAGTCTTCATCAGTGCATCAGTCACTATATCAAGCAAGGTCTTATCTTCATAAATCTTGTCAGGCAGTATATAGATAGTATCAGCTATGTTTCCAATCTTGATTTTAAATTCATTAGCTACTTGTTTTATTATCTGTGTAGCTGTCTTTTTGCTAAAATTATAGCTTTGCTTATATTGCATATATCTCAGTAGATCATAGCAAGTAAGAGAAATTACATCTTCTTTTTTCGATTTAGCAAAGATGTAGCAGACTGTATATAGCTTCTTATCTACAAATATCTTGACCATATCGCCTTCGTGAAATGACATCTGTCCTGATTTTATGACGTCAAAACTTATTGTAGATGCTGAGCCTACACGTGTTGTAGTGTATTTTATATTTGAGCTTATTGCGTTGCTTATGTCGTATACGTTCTTTTTTCTGTTTATAACAAGCACTCTTATTCTCATTTTAGCTTCTTCCCACCAAACTCTTTATATTCAACAAGTTTTAATTCATAATTAAGGTCTCCGACTTCTCCTGCCTTGTCTTCAAAAGATATAGAGTCTATCAAAACAAGACAATTAGTATCAAATGTAAGCGTTCCGTCGTCTTTATAGCGATTAACAATAAATCTTACTGGCTTTATAGACAGTTTTTCTGAGTTTACAAGCGAAGTAAGATAGTCTCTTGCTTTTGTCACATCAATGTCTTCGTGGTAAAACGTACTTTTTATAGTCCATGTCCTTAGTTTTGCTCTTCCTGCTTTTATTACTTCACCTGCTGCAAGTATTGTGTAATGCTTGTTATCACGCTTGATATCCTCTTTTAAAGATTCAGGAAGTAGGGGGAGCTTTAAGCTTCCGATATAGATTTCATACATTTTTGACTCCTAAAAATTAAGAGTAGAATTCGCATTTTCTACTCTTAATTACATATTAATAGCTTTGTTTAACTGAAATATTAGCTTCATTTGATAGTGCTGTAGCTATCTTCTCATAGACATTGTCCATATCGACATCACGACTTATGTTGTTGTTATTGACAATTTTTGGTGCTTTTGTTTCAACTGTCAGATTTATCTGATTAACTCTGTCACCAACTGCCATTTGGTACAGCATTTTGATATCTTCATCAGATATCTTCACATCTTTTTCTATAGAGCCAACCTTGCCGACTTTTCCCACATCGCCTATATTTTTACCTTCGCCCATTGCTGCAGCAGAGCCGACAGAAGGCACTCCACCGCCACCTGAAATTTTGAATTTTCCAAGTGTATTGTTCAGGTTATCCAGCTTTTCCAAGGCAAATTTAGAGCCTTTTTGCGAGAAATCACCTACATCTACATATTTATTTTCCCACGTCCTCACATTCTTGTTGTTGGAAGTAGGTGCTTTTATCTTTGATGTAAAATCTACATGTTGCAGTTCTTCTACACTTGCTCCTACTGCTCGTGCAGCTCTTATTACAACATTTAAACCATCAATTATTCCGTTTATGAGGCCTTGGAAAAAACCCATAACATTTGTAATCATGCCGTAGAAAAGATTTTTTATAGCAAATACAGGATCATGAAATACATTGTGTAAGAATGTAGCTATCTGTCCTATAAAGTTATAGAAAAATAAGAAAATATTGACTAAGAATCCTACTAAACCGCCAAATAATCCGCCCACAAATCCAACTACTTGCTGAGATGTAATGCCGAAATGCCTTATAACTCCTACAAGTACACCGACAGCTAAGGCTATTAGTAATATTGGAGCATGAGCTACCATCCAAGCCATTGCCTGTGCTAAAATCGGTGGAATCATAGACCATAACATTGGGATAACTATTAATAAGCTGGCTACTATTACTCCAGCAAAAACTCCCTCAAATACTCCACCAAAGTCATTGATTACGCCTATTCCGTAACCAATTGAGTCGAAAATATATAGTATAAATCCTGTGATTATCCCAAGGTTCATACCGATATTGTCTAAAAACTCCACTCCTTGCGGTGATGATAGGAAGTTTACGAAGTCTGTAAATCTTTGATTGAGTTGTCCGAGTGCCCCCTCTGTAGACGAAAGTCTTGCCAGCCAAGTACCGACCATATTTTCAAATACGGTCTTATTTTCGCCAAACGTCCTCGGCAGTTTATTAAATTGCTCGTCTATTGAGCCACCCATCTTGTTTATAGCATTTATGATGGTTTCAGTGGTTAGCTTACCGTCAGATGCAAGTTTTTTGAGTTCTCCCTTAGTTACACCCATTCCCTTTGCAATGTTTTGCATCAAAGCAGGTGCATTTTCACTAAGTGAGCGGAACTCATCGCCCTGTAATCTTCCAGATGATAACGCCTGTGATAATTGTAATAAAGCAGAGTTATTCATCTGAGATGTACCGCCACCAATTTTTAAAAGTTTATTTACTTTTTCGGCAAAGGCAATTTGATTATCATTTCCTTTTATTGCTTCTGTCATACCTATTTTAGATATGAGATTTGCAGTTTCTTTATATGACGATCTTGTTCTATTTGCTGAAGCAAGAATTTTGTTTTGTAAGTCATACTGTGTTTGCAATCCGTCATTTATAAGTCCTAATCTTGCATTAACTGACGTATATTCGTCAGCCATATTTGCAATATTGCCGATTTTTCTTATTGCCATTGAAAGTAGCTGTATACCAGCATTCAATGACATTAAGTTTCCTCTCCAGGAGCGAAAAGGATCAGGCGGAGCATTTTCTCCCATACTGTCTAACAGTGCATCTAATTCAGCGATATCCACTTTTGCAGATATCAGTTCTTGTCTCATAAGTGAAAGAGCATTAGATCCAGAGGATGCGGACGCTTGATCAAGACGTTGTAGGGCTGTTATGACAGTATTAAGAGTTTTTACTATGCCTTTTAGAACCTTTGTCATATTGTCATTCATGCCTAATCTGGTTTCTACCATTCTTCTCACATCCTCCTATTTTTTTAATTTTTGCATTTCATTTTGTGTGTCTATTAGTATTGCATCAAGCAAAGCGATCTCTTTTTCATCCATCTTTAAAAACTCACGTGGTTGTATAAAGCCGTAGTTGGCAATTACTCCTCGATAGACAGATGTCAAGTAATCTCTTTGCTCTATTAGTTTTTTGCTTTTGTTCTTATGTCTTCAAAGTCCTCATCAAACCCGTTAAACTTCATTATCCTGTCTGATAAGGCTGTTATTTCTCCGACTTTAAGCACTTTTGAAAGCCCTTGAGCCGGTGTATTTACTCCCAGCTTTTGCAAAAACTCGGCAGATTTGAAGTTAGGGTAAAGTAGGTGATTAACAATAACAAGCTCGCTGAATTTCATTGAGTCTTGTTTTAGCACGTTTCCTTTTTTATCTCTTATGACACATAATTTTTGATACTTTTCAAGTTCATCTTTTGTCATAGAGCCTATTGTAAATTTAAAATCTTTCAATCTTTCGTTTAACACTATATCTTCAGTAAGATTTTCAACGCTATGTGTAACCAAAAAGTCTTCAAGCGTCATTATATTTTCGCCTTGTAGTTCTTCTTTTTCAATTACTTCAGTATCTCTTATCTCTTCCATGTTTTTCTCCTTTAATCTCTTCCAATGTTTGACGGTCTCTTGAATCCATTAAGTTCATCCCAGTCTCTGAATGTAAATGTAACATCTGTAGTAAGACCTTCATCCTTCGATTCATCAAGTTCCTGTAATGTGATGTCTCCGTCCGGAACAAGGTCAAAATATACTTTGGACATAATCCCAAGTGATGTACCTTTGTCATTATTGACACATTGACAATCAACTTTAGGGAATACGCCTGTTTTCTTGTATTTTTTCAAGATATCTGTCATTACTTGGACGAACCAATAATCTGCAGTTATTGAGATTTTATTTTTAAAGCCTTTGATTTTGCTTTGTTTATTTCTTGTCCCAATTTGACCACGTTCAGACGTTTCAGGCGTGCTTGATGCCTTGAATTTTTGCGAGCCGTATAATGTTATTATTTCTCCGTCTACAACAAGCTGTATCTGTCCGTCTTTGCCGTTTACGAAGTCTTCGGATCTTAAATACTCTCCCATTTCTCCCTCCTGTTTTTTTGCATTAGAAAAGAGTCTTTAAATACTGATTAAACTGTATTTATAGACTCTTTAATTTATATTTCTTGTAATTTATATTCTATCTTTCAAATACTGTCATATAGAGCTTCTTCATAGAGTCGGTAGGCTGGATATATACATCTACCTTGACTTCGTCTTTTTTCTGTCCCATAGTGACTATGACGTCATCTGCTGAGAAGTTTTGAATAGCTCTTATATTTTGCAGTTCGTAAAAATTCTTGAGCAGCTGTAATTTAAAGACATCTCTGCCTTGCTTGTCATTGTTTTCTTTGCCGACAAAGTATTTTTCCCATATAAGACGAGTTGTATTTCCTATCTCGTCGAATACTCTTATTACTCTATTATTACCGAAGTCATCATCCTTTTCAGATGAATAGTCAGTAAAGGTATTCAAGTCGTCAAGCACTATTATTTCGCCATCCATCCTTTTTGTAAGCAGGAACCAACCATTTTTGATTTCTTGAACCAGGTCATCTTCTGCAATGAAATTTATTATTTCTGTTGCAGCTTCAATGATTTTAAAACAGTTGGATTGATTTATCTCCGCTCCTGCAGTCATGCCTGTCACCGTCGCAACGAACTCGTGCGGCTTTATTTCTTCAATTTTTGTCTTATATCCTTGCTTTACAGAGATTATACCTTCAAAATTCGCTGAATTGTAGTTATATACTACAGCTTGTATCTTCTTGCCAGCATTATCTCTTTCATTTTGTACATAAGCTTTAACAACGCTTGGAAGTTTCGTATCTTCAGATGGTATTCCCATCGTGTTGAACTGATATTCTCTCATAGCTGATAGATAGTCAGTATAGTTATTAGTCTTTACTGTGCCGTCTGTGCCACCTTCAAGTATTATCCCTGCATGAATTGGAACTGCTCCTGTTCCCTCAAATTCAACAAAAGCATTTGACTTGAGTTCACTTATATTGGCAACTGTCTGCTTATCTACAAGCTTTGTCTTGAAGTATGTGTTTACATCAATATTTACATTGTCTTTGTTTTTCTCTGTTACTATCTTTATTTCATTTCCAAAAATTCCCGGACATTTTGCCGTAACTGTCAAAGCTCCTTCGACTTTTTTTGCCTTTGCTCCGCCTGTATCTATACGATAGACATAGAGCTTATAGCAATGTTTTAAGCATTCCCTCATCAACTTCGCCTCGTCATCAAATGCAGTTACTCCTACCTTTGCCAGCGACTTGCCATCTTCAAGGTCTGTAGACAGTAGTTTTA